GCCAACTTGTTGATCACTATACCAATTGCCACTGTGATCAATTTACCTTTGGTACCTAACATAAAGAATCCTACGATTCCTAATGCTTTGATGTATCCGGGTAAACCGTTTGTAAATCTAATTAGACCATTGATACCGCCTGCCACTATATCAAATACTGGTTTCACGGCATCTATTATTTTAGCACCGCCTAATATCACACTCCTTGCTGTTTCAGTGATGGCTATTCCTATCTTGCCAGCCGCACCTTCAACACTTTCAAAGTTCGCTCCAATTGATTTTTCAAATACCTGTATCGTGGCTTTTAAAAAATCAAACGGACCTGTGTCCATCACTATCTTCTGGAACGTGAAGAACTTGTCACCTATCATTGATAGTGCACCATCGAATGTTGATGCCATTTTTTGTGCCTCACCGGCTATGATTATGGTACCATCTCTAAATCCATTAATGATATGATCTCTTGATTGTTGGGCACTGAATTGTACACCATCTTGGAATCCCAACATCGATTTAACAGCTCTGTCTCTGAATAGATCAGCCGCCGCTATACCACCGGAGAACACTCTCTGTAGTTGTTGTGCCGTTGTCTGGAAGTCCAGGCCGGATGCCGCCGCTATGTCACCTGTTATGGCCAATAGCTCATTGAGTTCTTCGGTGTTTTTTGCTACTGATAATAGACTGGGTGCCGCTAATTGTATGTCTTCTAGTGCAAATGGTACTGTTCCCGCAAACTTCTGCAGGATCTCCATCGCTTTAGAGGCCTCCTCAGTTGATCCTGTGAGTGCCGCCATTTGGAACTGTAAGTTTTCAAGTCCTCTGGCCACGTTCAAGAAACTACCTGCCGTCTTCAATACCGCGAATGCAGATGCTACACCAATGATAAGGCCTTGCAATCTACTAAAGCCTGCTGACATCTTGACACCAGCATTATTGATACCTTTAAGATCTTTTTGTACTCTTCCGAGTGCTCGTTGAGTCTTATTAACACCTTCTATGATCAATTGTTCTTTAATGGCCACGGTCTTTTTTCCTTTTCTCGTTTTTTAGGTTTAGATATGCTATCCAACCTATAAACTCTGCTTGGGACATTTTTAACACATCACCCACTGTTATGTGCAAGTGTTCTGCCAGAGCGAACATCGTGTAGACGTCCGTGTCCCCTTTTAGTTTTTTGTGACGGTCTCCACAGTCTCATCAGTGTTGTTCAACTGAGTGGCTATCTTGATTATCACTTGCGGATCTGCTTCATTCATCAAAGTGGCTCTATCTGTTTCTTTGAACAGTCGATTGCCATCTTGATCTAATGCTTTGAGTATGATACTTTCCACTAAAGCATCCGCGGCCTTACCGTTTTGTGTCAAACTCATTATTTTTGACTCCACTCGCATAGAGCTCGATGAACGATAATGTATGTCCATATCCCATTCATCTGAATGATATTTGTATAACTTGCCAGCTAATTTTTCTTTGAAGTGAGCTGTGGCACTTTCAATTGGTGTTTTTATTTTTGTTTCCGTTGTAGTCATCGTCCTAATCTCCTACTTTTAATTTGACCAGTGATTGTTCTCACCGTGGGTTTTACTATGCCTCGAGGTGCCTGTTTCGAACGTCCTTTTTCAAGTTGTTCTATGTAAGGAACTGAGTTTGACACCTCAAAATGTCCAGGTCCTTTTGTGTCCGTGGTCCAGCTATTTCTAGCTCGACCGGATCTAATAGGTGTGTTTGCTTTCGCAGTTGCAAGTGTTCTTTTAGAAATATCAGAGATAAGTCTATCAACTGATTTTCCTATTTCACTTATGTCTAGCTTCCCAGCTAGTCTAGCCTTTAACACAACAGCACCTAATTAGATTAAAGTTGTGCTAGTGTTAAAGCACCAGATCCTTGTGCCGCGAACGAGCATTCTACCATTCCATCCAATGATGAAGTGATTGAAAAACTTGTTATGATACAAGATCCTGAAAATTTAGTGTTAGCAGGTGTTTCACTTGTTCCGTCTCCTGAAGGATATACTTCAAAAGTTGCCAGTGTTTGATCGCCTGTCTTTGTCACTAGATCGTCAAGTTTTGCTTGTACTGTGTCAGCACCGTCAAAATACATATCGCCTGATATAGTAAAAGTTGACATACCTGGTTTGTATGTTCTCACGTTGCCGCTACCCATCACTGTGTTTTCAATTGTGTCTTGTGTTTGTTCGATGGTGAAGTTTCTCAAGTTACCAACTGCACTAGATGATAAACTATCACCTGAGTCAGCTAACTTAATCTGTCCATCGTGTCCTGTAAATGTTGCCATTATTCATTCTCCTTTGATTGTTCAATAGTCCCAAGATCAATGTTTATTGGCTCTCCATCATCGAATATCGAACCTGTCTGTACCACTGCTTCAGCTTTGATCTTGGCTTTTTTAGCCTTTGCAGTAGTTTTCTTAGATGGCTTCGCTGGTGTTGAGTTTGTCCAACTCCAACCTTCAGTTTCAACCATCTTGTTCGCCTGTGTTAAATTACAAGCAAATTCTTTTCCGTCTTTATATACTATTCTTAGTCCCATAATTAATTGGTTCCTCTCGTGTATTTATATTGAACACTATAGGTTATGGTCGCCTGTCCTACAGGAAACACCGTGCCATCGTCCACTTGCACTCTTGTTATCTCACTGTGCAAGGCCTTTGAGTTCCTTGATGTGTCTTCTTCAAGCTTCTCGCATATGGCTTCTATGATCTCATTTCGTTTAGTGTCAACGTTGTTGTTGATAGATGTGGCTGAACTGTCAGCTTGTACTGATGCCACTATCTGATAATCAATGACACCCTGCCTCAGGCCGCCTTGTGTGAAATCTTCTCTGTCTTCATCTGTTGTTCTAACAAATATTGCTGGAAATTGTGTCGCCGCCAAGTCACTGACCGTGAAAGGGTTCCTTGTGACCAACACCACATTAGGTGACGTGATGTTTGATAGTTTTTGTACTATGTCTACGGCTATATCTTCTCTTACACTCATTATCTAACCAATCTGTTGAAGTGTGCAGTCTGTTTTTCTGACTCTTCAACGGTACCGTCACCATCGAAGTCATACTCAACACCATCGTTCAACACTAGATCAAACTCTTCTCTGAATTTGTTCTTGTAGAAAGCGATCATCTGGAAGAATCTGTCATCTTCACCTTGGTGCTGTGTCAATCTTGGTAATATGTAGTATGCCAACACGTGATACACAGCCACTCTCTCGAATTGTGTGGCCGATAGTTTGGCATTGTCCATTTCTAGGCCAGCATTTGAAAAGTATTTGCTAGTTCCGTAATTTCTTGATACTCTAGGCCACCATTCAATCCTCAATAGTCTTTGAATATCAGCCGTACTTTTAGTGTGATCAGCTGTGAAGTCAATCACACCATAATCTTTTATTCTTGGTTCATATTCAAGAACATCTGAATCAGTTGCATAGTTGCTCATTGGTATCTCCTTCTGTTATATTGGGGTGATGTTGCCACCACCCCAAAATAGTGTGTTGTTTCCCTAATTAGGATTATGCATCCTGTAGAGTAGAGTCAAACTCCATTTCAACACCATATGAATCGTGTATCTCTGATACACCATATGTTGCTACACCAACAAGCTCAGTTGCTCTAGCACTCGCATCTCTTTGAGTTTCGATTCTGATATCTGAACTCATTGCTAATGCGATAGCATCTCTATGGAATACTGCACCTTTGTAATCACCAGTTGTTCCTGGGAAATTACCTGATGCATCTGGCATATTAGATGTTTCATACACTGGTACTCCAGCTAACATTCCAACATAACCCATTCTCAATGCTTCATTTGCCACATCTGAATTACCTGTACCAGCAAAAGCAGTTGTTCCTGCTGTTGTTAAGGCACTCTTAAGGTCAAATGCTACCAATGGGTGTAATACCATCGCTAGATCTGATCCTGGTACACCAGCTGATCTTAATCTAGCCACTGCTTCAAATACTAATGCCGCTGTAGCCGTTGTTGTCGCTGATCCAACAGTTGTTGAAAATCCGCCAAACAATGCCATCAAATCGTTGTCGATTTTTGTTGCGATTGCTTCACCGAATAATCTTCCTACATCTGCGATAACATTCGATGGTGAGTGATTTAATGATAAGTCTGATACGTTAGTCATTAAACCAACTTCTGCCATAGTGATGTCTTTTTTAGATGTTGATATTGCTGATGGTGTTAAGTCATTGGCTTCTGTTAAAGCTAATGCTGTTTGTTTTGGGTAGATTGGTACTTGTAATACTTTACCAGTGTTTGCTGGTACAGTAAAATTCTTTACAAGACCTCTCATTATAGATTTCTCTGCCGCTACGAATTGTGCTTCTGCTACGATCGGAGCAATAAGATCATCTAATGTACTTGTAGTCGATTTAATTTCGCCTGCCATTTTTAGTTTCTCCTGTTAAAAAGTTTATATAGTTTATGTTTGTTTTAAGATATCTCATTGTTCTTACGATACAAGGCATAGGCCTTCCTATCTTCAGCTTTTGACATATCCAGTTTTGTTATATCCAACTTTTCACTGCTCCCAGCTTCGCCAATCTTGCTCGTAGTGCCTGCACCCGACGGTGAAGCGGCCACGAAATGTGGGTTAGCTGTTAAAAATTCTTGTGTCAAATCTTCCACAGTAAGATGATTACCATCATCCTTGTATCTTGTTTGACCAGTTTTAGGATCGACGATTTCAACATCGCCAGTTTCATTTAATTTGACTTGGTCCTTGATAAGTGTCGCCACCTGTCCAGGGTTCACCGCCTTAAATTTACTAGCAGTATCTAGCAAAGAACCATCTACTTTGATGTTCTTCACTTGTGACATCAATTGATTGATCTGGGCATCTTTCTTTTCCGCTTGTTCTTTAAGCAGTTCTTCAAAATGGCCTTTGGCTTTCAATTGTGTCTGTCTTTCCTTTTCTGCCTTCTGAACTAGGTCTTGATATTGGTCAATGTCAACTCCGTCATACTTCTTCTCGTACTTCCTTCGTTCTCTTGACACCCTATCAGCTACAACCTTGTCCAAGTCAGCTTGTGTAAAAGTCTTTGCCTCTGATTGATCAGTACTCACGGCTTCACCCGCCATACTTTCATCATTCATTGGAGCCTGAGTAGGCTCAGTGTTTTTTATATCCGTTTCACTCATCGTTTGTTCTCCTTTTTTAAAGTTAATAAGTTTAACTCCAGCATCAAAGCTGTTTTTGTTATTTATGGCTTCTTACGGCCCTTCATTTGTTTCCTAGCTTGATCCAACTGTTTCTTGTCTTGTTGGATTATCACCGGAACAAAAGTCTGTTTGTTCTTCCCTTTGGTGTATTCGGGATGTGAAAAAAAGTAGATGCATCTAGTGGACTCTGCATTAAGATCGGCCACGACCTTTTCTAGGTCGTCCAATTTGAAAGGCACGTTCTGCCAAACTATGGCATTATACTGACCTTCCCATATGAAGTCTTCCCATAGCACGGAATCGATGTTGAATTCTCTGATGTCTATCCGCCCATTCTTGTAGGCTTCGTAGCTCCAGGGACACACATCAACTATGCTCTGAAAGTAATCTTTCCAGCCCTTGACCATATACTCACTCACGTTAACCTCGTGTGCTTTTTCTTTTCTTTGACTTCTTCTTCTTGTCTTCATCTTTTTTACGAGATGTTTTCTTCATAGTGTACGATCTTTTAGCCATTGTCAGTTTCTCCGTTTCCGTTATCAAAAAATTCAGATATCTCTGGATGTAATTGTTTAATCTGTTCATCAGTATATCCTTCGTTTACCATCGCCCTCATATGAGCGATCATATCTTCTGGTGTCGTCATTGGTGGATGTTGCATCGCAGTATTCAACACTGGTGTCTGTTGTGCTTCCACTATCTCTGCTAACTTGTCTTCGTCCTTGACCAATGCTGATGCCAACATATTATCAATCTCTGAGATCAATTTATCATTGGCTGGATTGGTTTCTTTGGCCTGTTTCAATAGTGCTATCGTGTTGGCCTTGTCGTGTATGTTGAATGAATCTGGATAATCTACCACTCCATCCCAAACGTTGTTCTGCCATAGAGACCATAGTCTCCATATCTGTTCTTCAGCTAATTCTAATAGGTCAGCTTTTTCACTCAATCTGGCATT